TGACCCAAGACCACAAGTCGTGGTCGTCAATCAGCAGCAACCCAATCGACCCGGAAGGCAACACCATCGTCCCCGGCTACGGAGTCGCCCATGACGACATTCCTGAGAACGATGACCCGTGGTTGCTGCCCAGCGACGAGCATTGGACCGAATGGGTCTATCTGCTGCTCCCGTTCGGCATCGCAGTCTACGAACAGACCAGCACCGAAGGCGATCTGTTCCGAGGTCTGTACGACTGGGCCGAGGATCACGACTGGACCGCCATCCAGAACAGCATCTTCGAACAGCGACAGGAGGCGTGAGCCGGGCGCAAGCCCCTCACGCTTCTCTATGACTTATGCGGTGTCGATTTCGGCTTCGATTTCACATAACGAAACGACAGCCCCGGCCCTTCGGGCCATTTACCTTTATCCGTAAACGCTTGTAAGCCCCGGCCCCTGTTTCTGGGGTACCGGGGCTCGCGTCCCGCGAGTGAAACGGGATGCCGGGGGATCCCCGGGACGTGCGGAGTTCCCCCGGTGGTGCCGGGGGTTCCGATCAGAGTGCGCCTGCGCGGGCGGGCCATTCGCTTCGCGGTCGGAGGGTTCCGAACGCTTGTTCGCAGGCTTCTTCGACTCCGCAGTCGGAGCAAACCTCTGTCCAGTTGTCGACGCGTGAGATTGCGCCGGGGTATGCGCCGGGGGTCCAACTGTTAGGGATGAATCCGAGGCATCGGGGGCAGATTGGGTGAGTCATGTCACCTCCCATCAAAGTCGTAGTCGTTCCAAAGAGCAATGAACGAGTCCATGTCTTCGCGGATGAATCCGTAGTCTTCGGTGCTGGTTGACCACATGCGTGCGATTCGGTCTCGCAGGGGCGTGGGGAGTTCCTGCCCTCCGGTCATGTGTGTGGTGATTCCGACGAGTTCCATGACGATCATCATGCGGTCTCCGAAGTGGAGGTAGCCGTTGTCGTCTATGGCTCTGTCGATTAGGTCTTCGGGGATTGGTTCTCCTTCGAAGACGTCTTCGAAGTGTTCGTAGTAGTCCATGGAGGGAAGATTACTACAGCCAGTACGACGTGTCAAGTCTTTAGGATAATCCCTGCTCAGGGGATTGTTTCGGGAATGACTTGACAGCAGTTGTCAGGTGCAGTAGTGTTCCTTCTGTTGGCAGCGAGCCAGCCGGATCGAGTCTCTAGACAATGACTTGACAGCCTAGTAGCAGACTGATAGGATTCCTTCCATGAACGAAACCCTCACCTCCACCATCAACGTCGAACTGACTTGGACCAAGACCGACCAGTACGAGCCAATCCAATGGGAGAGCAACGGAGCCTACGGAGCCACCATCTCTACCGACCGCGACGGCAAGTTTGTCGCCACCCTGTTTGCCCCTATCTCTGAGACTCGTTGGGAGCCGGAGGATGTCACGGAGATTGCCGAGCGCGTGTTCGACGAGTTCCTGCTGGCCCGTGAGTGGGTCTTCGCCAAGGAGGTTGAGCGTGCTGCTCAGGAACTTCTTGCCGAGGTTGACATCGAAGAGGCCAACCGATTCGAAGCATCTTTCCAGTAAGACTTGACAGCACTATCCACCTGTAGTAAGATCACTTCCAGTAACCCCTACCCTCGAAAGAGAGCCACTATGAACCCCACCAAGATCAACGAGGTCACGGAAGCATTCCTCGCCATCCGTGAAGAAGAGCGTCTCGTCGCAGAGCGCAAGAAGGCCCTAGAGGCTGAGTTCGTTGCGACACTCCAGTCAGCAGGAATCGACTTTGTTGAGACCGCAGACGGGAAGCGAGTCGCCGTCGAAGAGCGTCCGCGTCGCAAGTTCGATCTCGGCATCCTTGCTGAGCATCTTGACTCCGACACCCTCGCCCTCATCCTCAAGGAAGAGATCGACGGCAAGGCGTTGGATGCTGCGGTGAAGGCTCGTCAGATTGACGAGAACGTCGCAGACAAGGCGACCACGACGACCTACAGCACTCAGGTTCGAGTGTACGGAGCGCGAGTTCAGGAGGATCGGTCCTAACGGACCATCCTTCCGCTCTTTCTCCGAAAGACTTGACAGCGATTGTCACCTGTAGTAAGATCACTTCTAGTAACCCCTACTGATAGGAACACTAATGACCGTACTAATCGTTCACCCCGGAACCGGCACCATCATCGACGCAGACGAATCGTACTTCGTGATCGTGGACGATGAAGCGTTCGAAGACGGTGACATCACCGACACCCTCGAAGCGTGGGATTCCTACCACATGAGCGCAGGGCCGGAAGGCACGACGGTCTACCCCGTCTACGGAGTGGTCGATCACTCCATCCGCAAACAAATCCAACAATGACTTGACAGTCATTCTCACCTGTAGTAAGATCACTCTTATCAACCCCTACTACTCCTAGGAGCCACAATGGAAACCCAAACAAACCTCCCCGAATGCTGGAAAGAGTTCTACGACGTACTCTCTGCTGGCATCGACCGCGTGATCCTCTTCGGACCACCCGGAACCGGCAAGACCTTCGCAGGACTGACCGCAGGAAACGTGACCGCAGGCGCACACCGTCTCATCTGCACCGAAGACATGACTCAGGCAGACGTGACAGGCTGCTTCATGCCCAACGCCCAAGGAACGTGGAACTGGCAGGTCGGTGCCGCGATCAAGGCGTGGGAAGGCGACGGCCTCAACGGTGGACGACTTGTCATTGACGAGATCGACCGCGCATCGGGCGACACCGAGTCTGCCCTCCTCGCCGTAACCGACACCGTTCAGTCCGCGATTTGGGAGCATCCCGAAACCGGTCGCAAGGTTCGACCTCTTCCCGGCTACAGCGTCATCATGACGACCAACGTCGAAGACATGCGTGACCTTCCGACCGCACTCAAGGATCGTTTCCCGGTCGCCATCCGCATCAACACTCCGCACCCCGACGCGTTGCTTGCTCTCCCCGAAGACCTCCGAGCAGCAGCCGCGGCAAGTGCCGACGCCAACGCAGGTCGCCGGTTCTCCATCCGAGCATTCCAGTCCTACGCACAGTTGCGTGGATCACTTGGTGCCGAACGCGCAGCGAAGGTCATCTTCGGTGCAGGAAGCGTGGACCAATCAGCGTCAACGCATCATGCGCGTTCCATTCGGTGGCGACGAAACCAATCGCGTCATCCGCGCACATGAGATGACTCACGCGCGAGTATCGCCCGAACTGGCGGTGCTTGGAACTGAGTTGGGAATCTCCGAAGGTTCCATTCGTTGCGCCGAAGAGTTCCGCGTCAACCAGTTGGTTCGCACCGCAGGGTTCGACATCAACTTGCTTGTCGATGGTTCCGAGCGACGCGCAGGCGAACGTCTTGCAGAGATGCAGGACTACGCAGGTCTTGTGCAGTTCATCGCAGCGACCGCAGACACCGAAGGCGCAAAGGCGTTCATTCGTGGCATCCGCAACGTCGACGTTGACTTGGCGAAGTCCATTCGTGAAGTTGAGAAGTCGATCGTGAAGACGTGGAAGAAAGACGCACGTCGATACGGTGACGCGTGGCAGGCGAAGCGTTGGGGCAATACGACTCCAGTTAGCGGACCGACACAAAGTGATAAGCCCGGTTGGACTGCTGGCTACTTGTCCTACGTCATTCCTCTTGCACAGTTGCTTGACCTTGCAGTCGCAGCGTTGACACCTCCGGCAGAAGACGAGTTCATCGACGGAGATGAAGACAAGGGTCAGAACGAAGAGACACAGATTGATCGCGTGAAGAACGCAGTCACCGGTCGCGGTGGTCTTTGGGGCCAACTGTTGTTCGATGACGAAGTTCGACTCACGAAGAGCGTAAAGGGTTCGATGGGACGCAAGCGCGTTGCAACGAACATGGGACGCAACCCGCGTCGCATCAACCGTATGCTCACCGACCCTCAGCGTCGCGTGTTCGACAGAACGAATCGCGGAACTGGTGGCGTGGTCATCATCGACCAGTCCGGCTCAATGTCCCTCAGCATCGAAGACGTTGAGAAGGTCATGGAGGCGTCACCCGGTTGCACGATCATCGGTTACTCGCATCGCGCGGGAAGTGTCGGTGTTCCGAACATTTGGATTCTTGCGGAGAACGGTCGTCGCACCGAGAACGTCCGCAAGGGTTCAGGTGGCAACGGAGTCGATGTGCCAGCGGTGAAGTTCGCCGTATCGAAGGCACGTCGCAACGAGCCTGTCTTGTGGGTGACTGACGGAATGGTTACGTCATCGCACAACGATCAGTTGTACGACAACCTCGAAGACGACGCAGCACGTCTCGTTCGCAGACATGGCATCCACATGGTGCCTAACGTGAACGGAGCGATTGAGGCTCTTCGACGGGTCTCTGCTGGCGAGTCGTTGCCGACGAAGTATGTCGGTCGCATCTACGCCGCGGCGCAGCGACTTGGGATCGCGGTGAGGCACTAAGCCTCTCCGCTTGGGAGGGGAGGGGGCGAGTGGCTCCCCCTCTCCCTTCCCATCTTCGCTTGACAGCATCCAGCAGGGATGCTATGATTACTTCATACCTACTACACGAAGGAGCCACATGAGCGACAAGTTCACTCAACAGCAATACGAGATCATAGAGAAGTACCTAGACGACACCGGGTACGGCACCTCCGAATGGTGGGCGCAGGACTCCGGCTACGTCGAACTGCGAGAACCCATCGCAACGCCAACCGGCTGGATCTTCACCTCCGAATGGTTGGACGAGCATGGCAACCCCGTGGACATCGAACTCCAACTTTGGTTCGCCATCGAAGCAGCCCAAGAGGTTGCCGAAGAATCGAAGATCGGAGTCTGACATGACCAACGAACTGACCGTGAAAGGGCCAGTCAGCGTGCCACTAGGCGACGTTGACACCCACGCAGACAGCACCGTCTCAGTACGCCTGTACGGAGACGCAGTATTCATTCTCAACAGCAAGGGCGAGACCCTCGCCAACGTCGAAGTGTGCCAACTACACGGCGAAGAGCATCTGCGAGTGTTCATCTCGAACGGTCGCCACGACTCCGAAGACTTCGACCAGTACGCCATCCCAACCGCATACGGAGCAGCATGACAACTTACTACGTCGACGTTTACCGGACCCTAGCGACCGTCATCAAGGTCGAAGCAAAGTCCGACGAGCAAGCAGCAGAGATCGCAGAATCGAAGATCGAAGAGGTCCGATGGGACCTGTCAGAGCATCTGACCGACGACTTCGACATCACCGTCTCCGGAAAAGACTCCGAAGATGGCGAACGGGAGTATTACTTCTGACTAACATTCATGCGGTGCCGATTTCGCATCGCACAAAGATCCCCCAAGTAGGTGGGTAGGTAGGAAGAGGGCCGACGCAAGTCGGCCCTCTTTCATTTGCGTCCGTACGCAGCCTTATCGAACACTCGGATCAGGTTGATGGCAAACGCAATGATCACAAACGGATTCCACGGCAAACGCTCATCAACGAAACCCAAGTCCTCAAGCGACTCGAAGATCACCCACGCAAGAGTTCCCTCCGTGAGACTTAGGAGAACGACAGAGGTGAGTCCGGCGAAGAAGGCAGCCCAAGGCTTAGGTGCTGGAGGCTCTTCGTTCACGCCCGGAGGTGAGAACGAACGGTCGAAACCCCCACGACCGAAACTGCCCTGTGGGGCGGAGTCAGATTTATCGAAGAAGTCTTCGAAGTTCACGATGCGGGGGCGAGGAGTCGCACGATCTGGTGGACACGCTGGCGGCTAAGGCCGAACTGGTCTCCGATGCGCTGGAGCGAGATGCCCTGTGAGCGGAGAGTCATGATCTGTGCGTTCCGTACGGTGTCTGCGGTCGGTCCCGGTCGGAGTGGTCCCCACTCCCAGCCGGGGACAGCCCCGAGAACTGCTGTTCGTTCTGGGGAGAGGAGCCCCGCACGCTGACGCTGGCGGATGTATCCGACCCATGCGCCGAGGTTTACGACAGTCCCGTCGGGGATGTGTTCGATGTGCGATGCCGGGACTCGTGCGTTTCCGGTGCGCTGGGTGTAGAGGTTGAGCGCTTCGAGGTATTGGTTCCATCGTTCGGTGTTGTTCATGCGTGAAACCATACATCTAGTTGATCTTGGAATCAAGTTCTATCGCGAAGATTATTCTTTCGATAATGACTTGACAGCGACTGTTAGTTGTAGTAGTCTTCCTTCATCGACAACCGATCACCAACGATTGGCGATTGACTTGACACGGGTCATTGACCCTGCTAAGATCACTTCATCAACTACTACTCATAGGAGCCACTATGACGTTCTACAAGCAGAGCAAACCGAAGTACGACGACAAGGGCAAGGTCATCGGTACCGCATGGCGGGCGTATGACTTCGCAGACTCCATCAAAGATGCGGTCGTCGCGTACAAGCGTTGCCGCAAACCGCGCACGTTCATCCTGACCGATCGGTCGAAGGATCTTGCGAAGTACGACTGCTACATCTGCGGGATTCGTCTCAATCTTCCAGCAGAGGGTCGCACGAAGGTCGAATCGGCCTACGTCGATTACAACCCGCGTACGAAGGTTGCTCATCCTCACCACTACTCGTGCGGGTGGAATGTCCTGCTTGGTGCGATCTGCACTAGCCGGTCACTTGGCGAGGCGGGTGCGAAGTTTCACGTCGCCCAACACAACAAAGGTGTCAAGGTATGACTTGACATCAGATAGATTCATCTGATACGATCACTTCATACCTACTAGCGACAGGAGCGCCAATGGCCCCCAAGCATCCCATCAACGAAGACTGCGACGGATTCCCAATCGTGGGAGTTCGATGCCCTGAGTGCGACACACAACTGTGTGATTGCGAATACGGCTACGGCCACGACTGCGAAGGAGACTGACCATGACCAACCTAACCGCCAACATTGCATACGATCAGAACCATCACTTCTACGAGTTCCTGATCGCCCTAGCGACAACGGAGGGCATCATCACCCTTCGGGAGAAGATCTACCATCACGACGATCTAGTCGATGTGATTGCATCGCGCGATCAGTCGTACCGACGTGCGATCGACGAGATCACCGCGTTGTGTGAGAAGTGGCTCGTCGAAGACGATGAGGTCGATCAGTATTCGATCGTCGCCATCAACGACGACCTTTGCTGGAAGGATCGTCTTGACCTTCCATGCCGATCATAAGATCACTTGACAGCACTTCACAAGTGCGATAGTATTACCTCTACCTACTACCGGAAGGAACCCCTCATGGGATACAGCACCCTCTACGACATGGCCTCACAAGGCACAAAGGCGGACCTCGAACGAGTTGTCTCATGGCACCTCACCGCCAACTGCTACCCACCCGTACCGGCCATCATGGTTCCGGTCTGCATCGAAGCGATCGACAAAGTGATCTGCGAAGAAGGCAGCGACTACATCGACCTCCCTGAAGGCGTGCTCTACAAGGGCGACACTTCAGCACCAGCGTGGGCGATCGTGGACAACTACCGACTTGGCGCCATCCTTGACGCCATCGACCCGGAGGTGGCCGTCTGATGACCACCCAAGTGAAGTGGGCCGCAGGATGGAACCTTCCCGGTTGCCTTCCCGACATGGAACCTTTCATCTTCGACTCGAAAGAAGAGGCCGAAGAATACATCAAAGATGAAAAACACTTTGTTTCCGGCCCTGATCTAATCGGGCCGAACGATCCTTACGTCTATTGGGTAGAACCCGTCTACTCGGAATTGGAGCAATAATGCCCAACTGGTGCGATAACAACCTCACGGTGACCGGCGACGCCGAAGCAATCAAACGATTCGTCGCGGACATCACGAACGAAGACGGGTCCATTGAGATCCTCAAAAACCTTGTGCCGTTCCCTACGGAACTCGAAGGCGGAGACATTCTTGACCACAATGGCAATGCTGTTGGGCAAGCATTCACCGACGAGGGCTACAACTGGTGCCTCCGAAACTGGGGAACCAAGTGGGGCGACATAGAAAGCGAGATCACCGTCAACGACGACTATCTCGTACTGAAGTATGAGACCGCATGGTCACCGGCACTAGCCGGAATCGAACGCATCTCACGACTGTTCCCGACCCTCACCTTTCAGACCGATTGGGTCGAAGAGGGTCTCCAGTCCATCGGTGCTGCCTCATACCAAGACGGACGCGAGTCGGTCTACGACGTGCCCGAAGAAGACTTTCCTTCGTGGGAAGAGGGAGAAGACGGCGAGATCGACTGGCAAGCACAACAGGATGCTGTCAGCGACCTTCGCGAGAAGGCAATCGAAAAGGTGTAACGGAAGGCGGATGAAAGTCCGCCTATCCGCTTGACACCGATCGGTGTTAGTAGTAAGATCACTTCAGTACCTACTACCCCTAAGGAACACAATGACTAAAGAATTCCTTCTCATCCGCGACAACGGAGACGCCTTCCTCATCGAAAGCGGAGACGACACCCTCAACACCCTTCAGACCCTCGTCGAAGGATGGGTCGAATGCGTCAACGCCGACAAGCGTTCCCTCGGATTCGAGGCCGACGTGTGGGTCAACGAAGAAGGCCTGTTCCGACAGGACTTCGCAATCAACCTCGTAGCCTCATTCATCACCGGACGACAGTTGGTCGGACCCGTAGTCCTCGCCCGATCCAACAGCAACGGAACGACCCTCGGTCTCACCAGCGGTCAGATCAACCGGCTCATCGAAGACGGACTCATGATCGAACAGGCAGCCGAAGGCGCCTTCACCCTCACCGACTTCCTTGAGAAGTGGGGCACCAAGGAGGATGCGGCCTGACCCGTAAGGGTCACCGCTTACGACGAAAGTCTCGTCGACCATCTGACAAACAAACAGACGGTACCGATTTCAGCAGAAAGACTTATGGAAAACGAACTCAACTACGAGCAATACACCGACGAAGACCCAAACGTCATCGGTATTGCAACACACGAAGGCAAAACCATCGTCTTCATCAGCGCCCCCGGCGAAACCCTCAACTGGCAACGCCTCGTGCTGTTCCCAACCCTAGACAAGAACAGGGTACTGGTAGCAACACCATACGAACCCCTCATCGGCGTAGGAGACATCCACCCCGACTACGCCAAGAACTATCTCAACGACTTCCTCTCGGACGCAATCCTGCTAGCCGAAAAACACTTCGCCACAATCGGCTAGAAAGGACACCATGAGACAGCCAGAACTCTGGGACGACGCAGCCAAAGAAGCCTGCGGTGCCATTTTCGCAGCAATACCCAACGACAGCCTTCCCCTCGAAGACCTTCGTAACTCATTCGACTACTTCGTTGACAACTACCTCAACAAAGAAGACACAAACTCCGTTGCTGTAGAAATCCAATGGATCAGCATTGGCTCACACGCCATCGCACTCAGCAAAAAACTCGGAGCACGGCTCACCGTCGACTCAGTCACCGAAACCCTGATCCGCAAACAGCGAGACTACGGACACGAAAACATCCGGCGATTCGGACGCACAGGACTAATCATCCGATGCCACGACAAGATCGCCCGACTCGAAAACTTGTGCGGTTCCCATTTCGAACCAAACAACGAATCCATCGACGACACATTGCTAGATATCGTCGGATACTCGGCCATCGGGATCATGTGGGAACGCCAAAACTTCCTACTCCAACTGGCTCCGCCAAAAAAATCTGAAGAGTTGCTTGCGCGCGGCGTGGAGACGCGATAGAAAACACGTCGCACACGACGAGTCGAACAGCGAGTCGTGCGAACTTTGCGCAAAGGCAACTTTGTTCGGACTACTTTTCCCCTCTACGGTGAGGGTCTAGTTCGACGCGGTCTCTGCGGTGTCAAGTGTTCGGGATTGGTTTCCCCCCGAACCCCCCTTCCACTGGGGGTTAGACCCCCAGACCCCCCGGTTCAGTACGACCTTCGGTCGAACTAAACCCTCTGTGAGAAAAACTTTACGGTATCGATTTCAACCAAGAACGTAGGACTAAACAACCGTAAAGATCTTTCTTCTAGGACTTATTCGTAAGATCGCGTGCGCGCGAGGGAGTAATTAACTACACATGATCGAAATCAAGAACGAAGAAGAACTCCGGCTCTTCGAAATAGAAAAACCCGAAGAACCAGTCGAAGTTGTGACACCAAAAACATCCACGGTTCCGATTTCGGAGATCGAAGAGGTCTTCAACCATTGGGTGGCTACGTTTCGTTCCACAGGACGAGGCCCAGTTCCAGTTCTCTCAGATAAACGCAAAAGCAAGATCGGTAAAGCAATCAAGGACTACGGCGTTAAGACTTGTTTGGAAGCGATCTCAGGATGCGCAATGTCTGAATGGCACATGGGAGAAAACCCACGAGGCAAAAAGTACGACGACATCGAACTGATCCTCAGAGACAGTGCACACATCGAACGATTCGCAACGATCTACGCAGAAGAAGGAAACACAGGTAGGAGTGAGTTCCTTGACGACTAAGGCGGAAACCGTGCAACTCGTAGAACTACTTTGGGCGACATGGCCGAACAGTGACCTGAATGGTGCAGCAAAGAAAGTGCACTACGAAGCATGGCATCGAATTCTCCACGATCTTCCCTACGACAAATGTGCTGAAGCGTTAGATGAGTTTGTCATCGAAGACAAGCCTTGGGCTCCACGGCCCGGAGCGATCCGACGCAGAGTCATCGATCTGACAGATCCTGATGGTGCGGCTCCAACTTCGGCGGAAGCATGGGCGCAGTTCCAGCGAAACTTGAACTCAGCGACCTCCGGTACCGATTTCATTCCACTGCACCCTCTGGTGGCGAAGGCTGTGAACCAAATCGGTGCGACGGCGGAACGCGGGATGCACACCAACGGTGATCGCGATATGTTCATCAGGGTGTACGACGAGACGGTGCGGATTTCAGAGATCGATAGGTACGGGATTTCGAAATGACATTGGCTAATTCGGTTGTACAAAACTTTTTAGACAGACTTGAAAGCGTTCGAGTCGAAGGTGATGGTTGGTCTGCGCGGTGTCCATGTCGCAGCGACGATCACAACCCGTCAGTGCATGTCGGTCAAGGAAAAGACGGGCGAGTTCTCGTTACCTGTCACCGAGGTGATGGTTGTGACGTAAATGAAATTTGCAATGCGGTGGGGATTTCGATCAACGATCTGTTCCCCCCGAAGCCGAAGGAAGAGAAAAAGCAGCAGTTGAAGCAGGTTGCCACCTACGACTTCAAAGACGAAAACGGCAAACTTCTCTTTCAGAAGATCCGGTTTGTTGATGAGGTTGGTAAAAAAACCTTTCGGCAAAGGAAACCTGACGGCAACGGTGGTTGGACTTACAGTCTCGGTGACACACCGAAAGTTCTTTACCGTCTACCTGAGGTTCTGAAAACAGCCGAAGCGGGTGGAATTGTTTGGGTTGTTGAAGGCGAAAAAGATGTTGAGACCGTTAGGGCTTGTGGCGAGACCGCAACAACGATGCCCGGTGGTGCAGGTAAGTGGCTGGACATTCACACTGAAGCACTGAAGGGTGCTGAGGTTTACATTGTTTCCGACAACGACACTCCGGGCTACAAGCACGCCATTGAGGTCGATAGAAGTTTGAAGGCTGCCGGTGTCAATTCCACACTCTGCGCGCCACCAGATGAATTCAAAGACATCACTGATTATTTTGATGCCGGTGGCGATTTCGAGTCTCTACGCATCTGGCAACCGGAACAGAAAAATCTAGACGAAAAACCTGACGACCCGTCAGAAACAGAAGAGCCGGTGGAGATTTCAGAACCCGGTGACGAATTCGATGAACTCGTCGAACAAATCAAACAACTCCAAAAAACCGGACTGTCACACTCATCCAAAATCGGAAGAGTGCACTCACTGCTAGACCGCATGTCCGGTACCGATTTGACGTTAGACACGGGCCGACTTGTTGACTGGGACTCGTTCATCAACACGGAAGTCCCGGACGACGACTACGACTGGATCATCCCCGGACTCCTCGAACGACAAGACCGTGTGATCCTCGTCGCAGCCGAAGGTGTAGGCAAAACCATGCTCGCGCGCCAAGTAGCGATCATGTCCGCCGCAGGACTCAACCCGTTCACCTATGAACACATGAACCCGATTCGTACGTTAACGATAGATTTAGAGAACCCTGAGCGAATCATTCGCCGCATGTCCACCTCCATCTTCGGGTCATCGAAACGACAGTCCCGTCACGGCGGTCCTGCCGATCGCGCGCATCTGCTAATCAAACCTGCCGGTGTCGATTTGCTGAAAGCCCCGGACCGAGTCCTGATCGAAGAAGCGATCGAACGGACCAAACCGGATCTGATCTGCCTCGGCCCTTTGTATAAATCTTTCCTAGATCCGGGGAACAAGACTTCAGAGTCAGTTGCTGTTGAAGTCGCCCGATATTTGGATTACATCCGCACCACATACAACTGTGCCCTGTGGATGGAGCATCACGCCCCGCTCGGTGGTAGCGGTGGCCGAGAACTCCGCCCGTTCGGGTCAGCGGTCTGGTCACGATGGCCAGAGTTCGGTCTCACCCTTGAACCTGACCTGACGGCGGACTCTGCCCACGTTTACAAGATGGGCAACTTCCGAGGGGACCGGGACATTCGCCATAGGCCGACTAGGATCAAGCGTGGAAAGGTTTTCCCGTTTGAGGTCATTGACTTCTTAAGTGTGGACTAGAATACAGAAATGGCCGGTCAGCAGGGTTTAACCAGAGAGTTCCTCGCAGAACGAGATCTACGCATTTTCAAGATGCGTCAGGCTGGTGTGGCGTCAAACGAGATCGCTAGACGTTTCGGTTTGTCCACCGGGGCTGTCAACTCTGCGATCCGCCGCCAACTGGAGAAACTGAACCGCGAGGCCCTCATGGCCTACCCGGAAGTCCTCCGGTTGGAACTCGAACGACTGGATGCTCTCCAACAGGCCATCTGGCCCCTCACGCAGCATCGCAAGGTCACTTTGGACGATGGCACCGAAGTAACCCTCGAACCCGACCTGAGGGCCGTACAGCAGGTCCTGAGCGTCATGGACAGACGCGCGCGCCTGTTGGGTATGGAACAGACCAACATCAACGTCATGGTCGACGCAGGCGAATCCATGCAGCGAGCCGTACTCGCCGGATCAATCGAACAAGCCCTTGACAAGGATGCGTTTAGTCCAGAAACCGAAGCCCGCCAACTCCTCGAAGTCATGGCAGCAGCCGGAGTCATCCCAGAAGAAACCGCCAGAAACCTCCTCGGAGCCACAGCACTCCCAGCAGCAACCGAACCAGTCGACGCTGAACTCATAGAAGAAGACGAAGAATGAACGAAGACAACCTCGAAGCGGCAATGAACCACGAAGCCGAACACATGGACCCCACGATCCCCCCGAACACTGGCAGCGAGCCCGGCAATCCTGCTACGTCTCAGGTACTGATTCGGTGTACGTCTCAGGATAGGGAGAGGTGGAAGGCGGCTGCTGAGTACCGTGGCTTAACTTTGTCTGATTTTATTCGGCAGTGTTTGAGTGCTGAGGCGGCGAATATTTTGGATTGTTCGCATCCGATCAATATGCGCCGTTATTACCCTTGGGCAGAGTTTTGCTTGGAGTGCGGTTTACGTTTGAGAGGGTGACGGGCGGGTCACCTTCGAAAGGCAGTAACAAATGACCAGACAAGATTCTTCCGCTTGACACCGAAAGGCGCAGGTGACCCTTCCCCCCGAAAGGAACAGGGATAGCCCGTCAAGAAGATACTACAACAAATGTTGCAAAAAGTCAAACCCACCAACAGCTAGACTCACCACCATGAACGCACGACCCGGACGCCCACCCAAACGAGCCAACGGCACCACCACCCTCACACTCC